CTGACCAATACGCCGCAAAAGCGTTTCATTGCCGCGCACTTGCTGGACGAACGCGCCCGGTTGAAGGCGCTGGTGCGGGGTGAATTGTGACCGATCTTCGAATCAGCCAAGACCCTGACCCAAAGTATGAATGGTACATGGCCGAAATGGTGAAACCCGACCTTCGCATGACCTTCAACGGGGCCAAGGGCCAACCGACGTACGTCGTGGAAGTGTTCGAAACGCAAGTGTACATCAACGGACGACCAACCGACCTTTCGTTGACCCAAGCCGTACAAGCGCTTCGTGCATTGAAAAGCTGAGTTTTCGCTTGGCGGGGCCGAACCGCGATGGTTTAATTCGGCCATGATCGAAACACCTTTGGAAGCCCCGCCAAAGCCCGTTGAACACGCAATCAAAGCCCGTGCAATGCGGGACACCGACTTAAATTTCGTGCTCAACAGTTGGCTCAAAACCTTCAAATACTCCGGTCAATCGGTGAAGCGGGTGCGCGACTCGCTTTATTATGAATTTTACGAACCCCTAGTCAAAAGGCTAGTTGCCGCGTCGGACGTGTACATTGCGTGCTTGCGCGACGACGAAGATGTTGTTGTGGGTTACCTTGCCATTGAACGCCGCGATGACTTCGACGTGATTCACTTCATGGCCGTGAAACAACCGTTTCAACGCATGGGCGTCGGCCATTTCTTGCTTCGTGCCGCCGAACCCCGCCAACGCACCTATTTCACGCACTGGACCGAACCCTGCAACAGTCTGGTGAACAAGTTCCCCTTCACCTTCAACCCATTCTTGCTTCACAACAGATAGGAACCAAATGGAACACGAAGAAAAACGCGGCCCCGGTCGGCCCGCTGCCCCCAAGTTCAAACAGGTGCGATTCGTCCAAATGCACGACGCCTTCACGCCGCTGGCAATGGCCCCGATTCTTTCCCTTGGGGTCGAAGGCGCAAAGGCAATGGAAGTGCTGGAAGAACGCCCGCACGGGGTATTCGTCAAGCACCCGTCGGGCCGCACGTTCCTAGTGCCATACGGCAATATCAGCTTTTTGGAGTATGCCGCCGAATGAAACCAGCCGACGACAGGGTGTGTACGGGCTGTTCGTCGTGGCCGTGCCAGTGTTTTGAGATGGCGCAGGACCGCATCAAGGAGCTTGAAGCCGAGGTCGAGCGGCTTCGGGCGGCGCTGGAGATTGCTTATGAGGCGCTGAAATGACGTGGTGCTGGCTTTGGCATAAATGGTCGAGGTGGGAGCCGCGAGCCATTCGATCTACGCTTCTTCAAGTTCGCGTTTGTGAGCGTTGCGGGAAAGTTCAAACGGAGTATGTGTGGTGAGCAAGCAAGAGATGATTGATGACAAAATTTGCTCGGGCTGCTCGTCATGGCCGTGTCGGTGCATAACGCTGGACGAATGGGAAGTCGAGTTGCTCGAAAAACGCATCGCAGAACTCGAACGCATGGTCGATGACCAAGCTGGGGCTCTAAAGCTGGCCGTGGAATTTGGCGTTAAAATGGAAGAGTCGGCGAAGAAGTATCGGGCGGCGCTGGAGAAGCTTGTTAACTCAAGCGTGGTTAAAGATGCGCCATTTATCGGCTACTCAGAAGCGTACCTTGGCGCAATCGAGGCGCTGGGATGAGCTGCCCACAATGCTGGCTATAGGGATGATCGGATACATCGTGTGGCACTGGTGGGACAACGTCGGGAGAATGGGATGAACAGCAACAAGCGCGACCAATTCAACCCAATTGGACTGGTTCACCAAGTCGAAATCCATTGCTTGTATGACCTATTGGCCGCGCCCGACGACCTAAAGCCGCACCCCAAGAACCGCAACAAACACCCCAAGGCACAAATCAAGCGGCTGGCCGCGCTGTTCAATTATCACGGCATTAGGCACCCCGTCGTCGTGTCGAAACGGTCGGGGTACGTCGTGGCCGGGCATGGCCGCATCGAAGCCGCACGGCTGGCTAGAACGCCCGTGCCGGTCGTTTACCAAGATTTCCCGACCGACGAAGCCGAATACGCCTTCATTCAATCCGACAACGCCATTGGGCTTTGGGCCGACCTGGACCTTGCCGGCATCAATGCCGACCTACCAGACCTTGGCCCTGATTTCGATTTGGATATGCTTGGGCTAAAGGGTTTCACGCTGGACCCGGAACCAAGCGACGACACCGACGAAGCCAAAGACAAGTTCACCTTCATGGAATGCCCGCATTGTGGCGAACGATTCGAGAAAAAACAGGCGAAGGTTGTCAATGACTGCACAAAGTATGCACCGTATATGCAGCGTTGCAATTGTGTTACAATGGAAGTCGTGCATAAATATGCACGCTTTTGCATAAATATGCGGGGTTGAAGTATGCCACCTGGAAAGAAATTTGGCGGAAAAGATTGGGTGCCGGGACAAAGCGGCAACCCCAAAGGGCGTGAACCGATTCCGCCCGAAATCAAGCAAGCCCGACGCTTGTCGCGCATTCGCTTCGAAGAAATTCTTCAAAAGTATTTGCATTCGACGCTTGAAGAAATGAAGGCCGCGATTGCTGACCCTAAGACCGACGCAATCGAACTGATTGTTTTGCGCATCATGATCGAAGGCATCAAGAAGGGCGACGAAAAGCGCTTGGGGTTCCTGCTAGACCGCTTGCTTGGGCCGGTGAAGCAACTTGTTTCGCACGAAACGGACGGACAAGCCGGCTTCGTTTTGCACGTTAAAGATTGGGCCGACAAGCAACGCAAATGAAGGAACTGGAATTTTACCTTCAACCCAAGCAACGATTGTTTCAGCAATCCATCGAAGATCGGTACGTCACCTTTTATGGTGGCGCGAAGGGCGGGGGCAAGTCATACAGCCTTCGCAACATCGTCTTGGCCCGGCGGTTCCAATATGCCGGCAGCACGGGGGCGATTTTCCGGCGGTCCTACCCGGAACTGGAAGCCAACCATATTCGGCCCCTGTTCCAAGAATTCCCGGCGTTGCGCGAATTCTACAACGAAGGCAAAAAGCTGTTGAGCCTTCCCAACGGGTCAACGCTTCAGTTCTGCCATTGCGCCAACGAAGCCGACGTGGACCTTTACCAAGGCCGCGAATTTCACGACCTAGCAATTGACGAAGCCGGCCAATGGTCCGAACAGATGTTTCGCAAGCTGCAAGGGTCCAACCGAAGTTCAAAGCCCGGCGTGAAGGCCCGGACGATTCTCACGGGCAATCCCGGCGGTGTCGGGCATGGCTGGTTGAAGCGCATTTTCATCGAACGGCGGTTCAACGAACGCGAACGCCCCGAAGATTACGCCTTCATTCAAGCCCTGGTTGATGACAACCCGGCCCTGCTAGAAAATGACCCCGATTACGTTCACCGACTCAACAGTGAACCGAACGAAGCGCTTCGCAAGGCGTATCGGTACGGCGATTGGGATATTTTCGCCGGCCAATTCTTCGGCGAAATCAGACGCCCGATTCACTTCATACCGGCGTTCACGATTCCGGCCCATTGGTCGCGGTTCGGCGCATATGACTTCGGCTTCAACCATCCTGCCGCGTTCGGTTGGTTCGCGTGCGACGAAGATGGGAACGTCTATCTGTACCGGGAATTGGTGAAGGCGGGCTTGCGCATCGACCAATTCGCCGCCCTGGTGAACAAGTTCGACGACACGGCCAACCTTGGGCAAATCGTTGCCGGTTGGGATTGTTGGGCAAAGAAGGCCGTGCTTCGGGCCGGCACGCCGCCGACCATCGCCGAAGAGTTCTTGAATCACAACATCGTTCTGACCCGTGCGAAGATCGACCGGGTGCAAGGCGCGACCCAAGTTCGAAATTACCTTGCTTGGCAAGGCCGGCCCAATAACCGCCCCCGATTTTTCATCTTCGAAACCTGCCCGGTGACCTTCGATGCGCTGAACCGAATGCAAGTGAACCCGGACGAACCCGAAGATGTTTTGAAGCAAGATGCCGCCGATGGTGACCCGCTGACCGGCGACGACGCATACGATATGGTTCGATATGCGCTAATGAGTCGGCCCCCGATTGCCGAACCCGACCGGACCAACGTCAAGCCGGGAAGCAACGAATGGGTGAAGGAACAAGAGAAGGAAATGGAAGCGGAAGCGATGAAACGAATCAGCCCCCCGGACGAAGTTTGGGGCGATGGGAGTTTGGACGAATGGAACAGCTTAGAAACCTACTAGACCTTTGCCGGCAATACCCCGAAGTGAAGCGGGTTGAAACCAACCGGGAAGGTTGGATGACGGTTGAATTCCACGAACGCCGCCCGGCGGTTGCGCTGAATGAACCGCCGTTCAATTTGGCTGACTCGCTGCCGCCCGACGATGTTATGCTTTTCGCTGCGACCGAAGATATTGACGAATTGATGAAGTCGCGCACGGCTGAACCGCCGCAAGAATAAAAAAACCGCCTTGGGTTAAGCAAGGCGGCCAAACGAAACGAAACTTTCAAGACCAACGAAAGGTACATCAAGAATAAAGACGACGACCGCCGCAAGGCAAGGGAAAAACGCATGGCAACAATCGACTTCCAGACAATGAGCAAGACCGGGGTCAATGGCGATTCGGGCGCGGTTGACAAGCGTTGGTGGCTGTTGCCGAAGGCTGACTTGCCGCAAGCCCTGACTCGCATCGTTCACACCTTGGGCCAAGCCGATTCGAAGCGGCAAACGCAATACCAAGTTTCAACCCGGTTGTACGGGAACACAAACTTGATGGGCACTAACGGCCTATCGTTTTCGAAGATTACCAGCGCCCAAAACGCGATGAAAGACCGCCTTTCATACAACATCGTTCAATCGGGCATCGACACAATCACGGCGAAAATGGCGAAGAACAAGCCCCGGCCCATGTTCCTCACGTCGGGCGGAAGCTGGAAATTGCAAAGCCGCGCCAAGAAATTGAACAAGTTCATCGACGGGGTTTTCTACGAAAACAAAGCGCACTTCATGGGCGTTGACGCTTTTCGTGACGGGTGCGTGCTTGGCGATGGTATCATTCACGTTTTCAATTGCCACGACCGGGTGAAATGGGAACGGGTCATGCCTTCGGAACTGTACGTTGACCCGATTGAATCGTTCGACGGGAACGCCCGGCAGCTTCACCGGGTCAAGAATGTTGACCGCCAAGTTCTCATTGATATGTTCCCCGAAAAGAAGGCGAAGATTTTGGCCGCGAATTCCGCGTCGGCTGACATGGTTGCGACTTATCAAAACGTGTCGGACGTTGTGACGGTTTGCGAGTCGTGGCACTTGCCAAGCGGCCCGGAAGCGGGTGACGGGCTTCACGTCATCGCCCTGGAAAACGACCTGTTGTTCGTTGAAGATTGGTCAAAACAGTATTTCCCCTTTGCGCGATTCACTTGGGCCAAGCGCTTGTACGGCTATTGGGGCCAAGGTGCCGCCGAACAGATTCAGAACATTCAATTGGAAATCAACAAGCTGCTGTGGGTGAAGCAACGGTCGCTTCACTTGGCCGGCACGTTCAAGGTGTTACTCGAAAACGGGTCGAAGATCGTCAAGGAACATCTGAACAACGATATTGGGGCAATCGTCACCTATACGGGCGTGAAACCTGAATACGTCATTCCGCCAATCGTTCCGATGGAAATTGACACGCAAATCAACTGGCTGAAACAAGCGGGGTTCGAACAGCTTGGCATTTCGATGTTGTCGGCAGCATCGCAAAAGCCCGCCGGGTTGAACAGCGGCAAGGCGTTGCGCGAATACAATGACATTGAATCCGACCGCTTCATGATAATCGGGCAGCTTTGGGAACAGTTCTTTTTGGAACTTGCCCGCCTTTCGATTGATGTTGCGAAGGAAATTTTCAGCATCAAGGGCGAATACGAAGTGAAGATTCCCGGCAAGTCGTTCATTGAAACGATTGATTGGGCCGAAGTCGATTTGGCCGATGACGAATACATCATGAAGATGTTCCCGGTGTCGTCGCTTCCGCAGGAACCGGCGGGCCGACTGCAAACCGTGCAAGAATACGTTCAGGCCGGGTTCATTAGCCCGCGCACGGCCAAACGCTTGCTTGATTTCCCCGACCTGGAAGCGGTCGAATCACTCGATTTCGCCGCCGAAACGTACCTGGGGAAAATCTTGGACCGCATGGCCAGCGACGGGATTTATACGCCGCCCGACCAATTCGACGACTTGCAATTGGCCGAACAAATGACGCTTGAATATCTGCAACAAGGCAAACTGAACGCGCTGGAAGATGACAAGATGATGTTGTTGGTCAAGTTCCTGGAACAGATTCGTGCGCTGAACGAAAAGGCGCAACAAGCGATGATGCCGCCGGCAGGGGCGATGATGCCGCAAGCGAACCCGATGCCGGCCCCGACTTCCGACCTGATTGCCAACGTGCCGGGGGCTGTATGATCGAAAACAAGGTGCCCGAAGTTCGGTATTTAACGCATACGATTATCTTCCCCGATGACGATGCGTTCATTGAACAATTGCCGTTCGTGCATGACCTGGAATTCGAAGCCCAAAATTGGGCCAAGACCGTGTTCCATCATACGGACAACGCGAAGGAACTGATTTCGGACCTGATTCGGTACGGCGAAGCCCGCACGCAAACGCGTTACCCGCCGGCAGGAATCACGGCCAAGATTGTTCACCTTTACCAAATTGAAAACAAAGAACGTCAAACCGGCTGGTTTGGCACCCAACGCGCATGAATGGAGTATGAACCGTGACGATGCCCATTGCCCCCGTGGAAGCCCCTGTTGAAGCTGCCCTGACTTCGGACCAAGCCCCCGCCGCCGCGCCCGTCACGGCCCCGGAAGCGGCCAAAAACGAAGCCCCGGCCAAAGACCCGTTCGCTGACAAGCTGGAAGTCTTAGCCAAGAAAGAACGGGCGATTTGGCGGCAGCGGCAAGCGATTCAGGCCAAAGAAAAGGAAGTGCAAGAAAAGGAAGCCCGCCTTCAAGCGTTCGAACAGCGCAAGCAAAAGGCCAAGCTGGACCCGATTTCGTATTTGCAGGAAGCCGGTCTTTCGTATGACGACTTGACCGAATTCATGCTTTCCGGTGGCAAGCCGACCGAAAAGAGTGAAGTTCAGCTTTTGCGCGAACAATTCGAAGAAATGCGCAAGGCACAAGAACAAGAGAAGGAAGTGTTGAAGCGGCAGCAAACCGAAGCGCAAGCCGCCGCACAAAAGCAAGTCATCGAAGATTTCAAAGCGGAAATCGGCGACTTCTTGAAGGCCAACGCATCGACCTATGAACTGACCGCGCAACGCGAAGCGGTTGACGATATTTATTCGACGATTGAGGAAGCATACGTCATTTCGCTCCAAGAATGGGACCGCACCGGGCGACGTGGCCCACAACCGGCGGCAATGGATATTCGGCGGGCGGCGGAAATCGTCGAAGAATTCTACGAACAAGAACTGCTTCGCTTGGCGCAAACCGCGAAGTTCAAGTCAAAACTTGGCGTTCCCGCGCAAGCCCCCGAAACCGAAGCGCAACGCCAACCTTCCAAGACCTTGACGAACAACATGGCATCGACCGCCGCAAGTCTGGTGCCGGCCAAAACCGACGCCGACAGAATGCGCCGGGCACTTGAGAAATTGGGCCAAAGCTAACGCGCACGAAGGGGGCGGCACGCGCTGCCCCTTTTTTCTCTTGTGTTTGCCGCTTCCCGCCGTACAATGAAGCCAGTCAGCACGGCCCCGGTGCCGTTTCTTTTGTGATTCGCTTTCAGCATCACGCGACCTTCGTCCAGCTTGTCAGCTTGGCCCTTCGCCTTTTTCTGCCGTGACTCCAAAACACGTTCGCATTCTAACAACCTCAATTATTTATTTTTGGAGCAATCACAATGAGCCAATATCTTGACCTCTCCGCGATGAACGCGGCCCTTAAAGAATTGTATGACGGTCAGACCGTCGAAAACCTCGTCTACGCTAGATTGTTGGCGCTTTAAGCAGAAATGCTTAAATGATAACTGGACAAAATCGGTGAACCCTGAGACGGGAATACCGAGGTAAGCAGGAAGATTAAAAGCTATCTGCCACCGTAACGCGTAGGATTTGAAACTTTGTTTACGCCATGGTATAAACAAAGAATAAAATAATCCCAAGAGTGTCCGGCAACCGAAAGGTTGAAAATGTACGCTGACCTTGTTCGAAAATGCAAAAACTGCGGAGAAGAGAAGAACGTCAATGAATTTTACAAGAGCACATACAAAAAGAAGAAAAGCGGAAATGAGCAATCATACCGCGCTTTTTGTAAGCCTTGTGAGGTCACGAGACACAGAGAATATGTGCGCAATAATCGCGAGCGAGTTGCTGAATATAGACGGGCCCGCTATCGAGAAAACAAAGCGCCACATATTGAACAAAACCTTAAGCGTTATTATGGAATTGATCTTGAGAAATATAATCGAATGTTTAATGAGCAAGGCGCAGCGTGTGCGATTTGCAAAACTGAGCAATCGAAACTTTCAAAGAGATTGTTTGTCGATCATTGCCATAAAACAAAAAAGGTTCGCGGTTTATTGTGCATAAAGTGTAATCGCGCTTTAGGGCTTTTGGATGACAACCAAAAATTGTTTAAAAGTGCAATTGCATATTTAAAGAAGAACAAGAACTAAAGGATAAAAAGCCTTTAGGATAACAGGGTTGGACAACCCGTTTCTCGCGATGGTGAAAAAGAACACCGACTTCGGCGGCAAATACAAGCCGGTTCCGATCATCACCGGCGTCAGCCAAGGCCGTTCGGCGACCTTCGCAAGCGCACAAACGAACCAAAGCCCGGTTCAGATTCAATCGTTCCTTCTGACCCGCGTGTCGGATTACTCGATTGCGACCATCGACAACCAAACGATGCTTGCTTCGCGCACCGACAAAATGGCCTTCCTGGAAGGTGCCAAGCTGGTGATTGACGGGGCGATTCGTTCCTGCACGAATTCGGTTGCTTCGGCAATCTTCCGTTCGGGCACGGGTTCCATCGGCAAGATTTCGTCGATTTCTTCGGGCGTCATCACGCTGGCAAACCTTGCCGACGTGGTTCAGTTCGAAGTGAATATGGTTCTGCAAGCCAACGCAACCGATGGTGGCGCGACTCCGCGTGCGGCCCTTGGCTATGTTGTGGCCGTGAACCGTTCGGCTGGCACGGTCACCGTGTCGGGTTCGATGGGCGGTTCCGCCGCTTCGCCGTCCGGTTGGGCACAAAACGATTTCCTTCTTGTCCAAGGCGACCTGAACGCCAAGGCGAAGGGCTTGGCCGCATGGCTTCCCGCGACCGCCCCGACCGCTGGTGATTCGTTCTTCGGCGTTGACCGTTCGGTTGATACTTGGCGTTTGGGCGGTGGACGGTATGACGGTTCTGCACAAAGCATCGAAGAAGCGCTGATTGATGCATCCAGCCTTCTTGCCCGTGAAGGCGGCAAGCCGGACGTTTGCATCACGAACTTTGCGACCTATTCCGCATTGGAAAAAGCGCTTGGTTCCAAAATCCAATATGCTGACCTGAAAGGGCCGGCAGAAATCGCGTTCCGGGGCATCATGGTCAACGGCGCAAACAGCGTCATCAAAGTGTTCCCCGACCGCAATTGCCAAGCATCGACGGGCTACCTGCTTCAAATGAACACTTGGGCAATGGAAGGCTTGGGCGACGTGCCGCAAATTCTTCGGTACGGTGACGGGCTGGAAATGCTTCGCGTGTACAACGCCGACGCCGGCGAAGTTCGCGTGGGTGCATATTACCAGCTTCGCACGAACGCGCCCGGTTGGAACGCCAACGTCACGTTCTCGGCTTGATTGGTTTTTTGAACGGGCTGTTCACGGACTGACCGGCCCGTTCTTTCCTAGGTCATGGGGGCATGGCCTAGGAATCTTCACCCCGGTAGGATTCAACCTATCTGAAAGGAAAAAATGGCAAACAGACTCGGACAACAATTTCAATTTTCGCTTATCAAACAAGTTTGGTCGATCTTCGCCAAGGTTACGTTCGGCGCAACGGGTGCCCCGACCTTGGTCCAAGGCGTTCCGGCGGCTTCCCCTGGCGTCGTGTCGGTGACCCGTTCGGCGGCTGGCAAATACGTTTTCGTGTTCGGCACGAAGGCGGGGATGCTGGACGTGTGGCCCCGCTTGCTTGGTGCCCAAGTGCATTTCAACAGCGGTTCGTCGGCCCCTG